TCGAATCACGCAACTGCGCGGCCGACAGTTTGCTCGGGTTTCCCCTCAGCAAATGCACGTTTGCCGGTAATGGCTTCGGTCCGCGTTGTCCCATGATTTCACCTGAAGTCTGCATACCGGATGCCCCAAAGCACCTGAAGGGCTCATCGCTCAAGGAATGGAACCGCATCAGCGTCGAGCTGGTGCAGCTTGGCTTGATCTCGCAGATCGACCGCGCCGCATTGTCGATGTACTGCACCGCATGGGGCCGCCACACCGACGCCGAGACGAAGCTGCGCGAGCTGGGCGAACTTGGACTGATCGACGAGACGCCAAACGGCTTCAAGGTCCAGGGCGTCTGGCTCAACATCAGCAACAAGGCGATGGAGCAATGCGCCAAGTTCATGGCAGAGTTCGGCATGTCGCCGGCGGCGCGCTCCCGCGTCACGCCTGGCGACACCCAGCCTGACCTGTTCAGCGGAACCGAACACGAGAAGCCGAGCATCGGCGCATTGCTGAAGTAACCCATGCCATACCACCAACGCGCTGTGCGCTACGCGCAGCGCGTGATCGCGGGCGAGATCGTCGCCTGCAAGCTCACGCGCCTAGCCTGTGAGCGATTCATCCGTGACCTGGCACGCACCGACTGGCAATGGCGCTTCGACGAAGCGCTGGCTGCGCGGGCGTGCGGGTTCATCGAGCATCTGCCGCACATCAAGGGGCAATGGGCGCGGCAGCGGCTCAAGATCGAGCTGCAGGACTGGCAGGTATTCATCGTCTGCAACCTGTTTGGATGGGTCGACAGGGAAACCGGGCTGCGCCGCTTCATCACCTGCTATCTCGAAGTCGCGCGCAAAAACGCGAAATCGACGCTGGCCGCAGGCATCGGGCTCTACATGCTGGCAGCCGACGGCGAGCCAGGTGCCGAGGTGTACAGCGCCGCCACCACCGGCGACCAGGCGCGCATCGTATTCGACGTCGCCCGCCAGATGGTGCTGCGCGAGCACGACTTCGTGCGCGGCGGCATCGATCCGCAGCGCCACGGCCTCTACATGCCGAACGACGCGCGCAAGTTCGAACCGCTGAACGCCGAAGGCTCCACGCTCGACGGCCTCAACCCGCACTGCACCATCATCGACGAGCTGCACGCCCACAAGCGGCGCGACGTCTACGATGTACTAGACACCGCCCGCGGTGCGCGCGACCAGAGCCTGCTCGCCAGCATCACCACCGCCGGCAGCGACCGCGCAGGCATCTGCTACGAGCAGCGCACCTACATAGTCAAGGTGCTCGAAGGCGTATTCCAGGACGAACGCTACTTCGGCCTGATCTACACCATCGACGACGACGACGACTGGACCGATCCGGCCGTCTGGGGCAAGGCCAACCCGAACTACGGCGTCAGCGTCCTGCCGGACGACTTCGAACGCAGCGCGCGCGAGGCCATGAACAAGCCCAGCGCGCAGAACAACTTTCTGACCAAGCGTCTCAACGTCTGGGTCAACGCAGACAGCGCATGGATGGACATGCGCGCCTGGGACCGCTGCGGTAACCCGGCGCTGCGCATAGAAGACTTCGAAGGCCAGGACTGCATCGCCGCCTTCGACCTCGCATCCAAGGTCGACATCGCCGCCCGCATCATGCTGTTCAAGCGCGGCAGGAAATACGCCGCATTCGGCCGCTACTACCTGCCAGAGCAGGCCGCCGAAGACGGCAGAAACAGCCAGTACAGCGGCTGGGCCCGCATGGGAAAAATGGTCGTCACTGACGGCAACGTCGTCGACTACGACCGCATCGAGAACGACCTGAAGGAAGACGCCAGCCGCTTCCGGCTGACAGAGGTGCCCTACGACCCGTTCCAGGCCATGCAGTTCAGCCAGCGCATGCTCGCCGAAGGCCTGCCGATGGTCGAAATGCGCGCCACCGTGCTCAACTTTTCAGAGCCAATGAAGGAACTGGAAAAGCTCGTGCTAGAAGGCAACTTCGAGCACGACGGCGACCCGGTGCTGACGTGGATGGTCTCCAACGTCGTCTGCCACCGCGACGCCAAAGACAACATCTACCCGCGCAAAGAGCGCGAAGAGAACAAGATCGACGGCGTCGTCGCGCTCATCATGGCGCTGGGGCGTGAAATGGCAGGACAGCAACAGAACCCAGAACCGGAATTCATCGTCCTATGACTCAACCCTGGTACAACGAAGATCGCGTCAGGCAGCCTGGCAGCGTGATCCTTGCGCGCTGGAATGCCGAGCGCAGGATGCAGCGCGCCAACCCGCGCGCCGAATATTCGTTGTCGCAAGGCACCAGCGGCAGCGAGCTGTACGAATGGATGGTCGGCGGCCTGTCGAATGCTGGCGTACCTGTCAACGAGCAGACCGCCATGAGCGTGTCCGCCGTCTATGCCTGCGTCAGCCTCATCGCCGGCGCCATCGCCAGCCTGCCGGCGCAGATTTACGAGCGCAGCGAAGAAGGCCGCAAGCGCGCCGACCACCCATACTGGTGGCTGCTCAACGAGCAGGCCCATCCGGCGTGGTCGTCAGCCGTCATGTGGGAATACCTGCTGGCATCCCTGCTGCTCAAGGGTGACGGCTTCGCGCGCATCATGCACGCCAGCCCATCAACTGCCAGCGCGCAATATCTCAAGCCGCTGGACAAGACAGACGTCACCGTATTCAAGAACGGTGCGCGCCTGGCATACCGCGTCATCGAGGATGGCGTCTCCAACGTCTACGACCAGGACGACATCATCCATGTGCCGGGCCCGGGCTTCAACGGCCTCAACGGCATGAGCCAGTTGCGCCACTCCCTGCGCAATTCTGCCGGCATCGCCATCGCCGCCGACGAATTCAGCGCCGGATACTTCAAGGACGGCGCCCGACCCGACATGGCGATCACCACGCCTGGCAGCCTCAACACCGAGCAGACCGACCAGCTTCGACGCCAGTGGAAAGAGCGCTATTCAGGCAGCGCAAACTCCCGCCTGCCTGCCGTGCTGTCCGGCGGAATGGACGTCAAGCCGATCAGCATGAATGCGCAGGATGCCCAGCTCATCGCAACGCGCCAGTTCCAGGTCGAAGACATCGCGCGCGCAATGGGCGTTCCGCCGCACATGATCGGGCACACCTCCAACTCAACCACCTGGGGAACCGGCATCGAGCAGATGTCGATCGGCTTCGTCAAGTACACACTGCAGCGCCACCTGGTCAAGATCGAGCAGGAATTCAACCGCAAGCTATGGCCAACGCGTGCGCGCTACTTCATGGAATTCAACACCGCCGGCCTCGAGCGCGGCGACTACAAGACCCGCAACGAAGGCTACCGCGTCGCCCTCGGCCGTGCCGGCGAGCCCGGCTGGATGTCGGTCAACGAAGTCCGCAAGCTGGAAAACCTGCCGCCCGTCGACGGCGGCGACGAACTCAGCCAGCCAGCCGTCCCGCCTCAGGACCCCGTCGCGCAGAGCCTCATGGCGACCATGAACGTGCTGGCCAGCCGTGAGCCGGCCGCGCCGCACTTCGAAATACGCGCTGGCGACATCAGCATCTCGCCGCCATCTGTCAACGTCACCAACCAGGTGCCCGAACAGGCTGCGCCCGTCGTCAACGTCGCCGCGCCTGAAGTCAACGTCACCAACCAGGTGCCGGAGCAGCCAGCGCCCGTCGTCAACGTCGCCGCGCCTGAAGTCAACGTCACCAACCAGGTGCCGGAGCAGCCCGCGCCTACCGTAAACATCGTGAACGACGTGCAGCCGGCAGACGTTCGTGTCGAGCTGCCATCGCGCAAAACAGAAACCACCATCGTCAGGGACGCCAGCGGCAACATCGCCAGCGCCACGCAGATCGAGACCGACGCGGAGTAAGCATGTCAAAATCAAACGCCACCGAAAATGACTACATCAAGTTCGTTTTCAACGCCACCGCCATGCCGGCATACGGATCCAACCTGCAGGCCAACCTGCACACAGCAGACCCTGGCGAAGGCGGCATCGACACCACCAACGCGCCCACGTACACAGATTATTCTGCAGTCGCTGTCGCCCGCGACAACACCGGCTGGACCGTTTGCGACACCGACGGCACCCCGAATGCTTCCGGCAGCGCGGCCAAGAATGCTTCCGAGATCACCTTTCCGGAATGCGGCAGCGGCTTCGTCGGAACAGAAACACTGACCCACGGCAGCATCAGCGTTGTGTCCAGCGGACAGATCCTTTACAGCGGTGCGCTCACCCAGAGCATCATCGTGAGCGCCCTCATCACCCCGCGCCTGCCGGCCGGTACAGCAATCTTCAAGGAAGATTAAGCCATGCCTGAATCGTTCACCCAGGTACCGCCGAACAGCACCGGCAACAAAATGCGCACCCGCTCGCGGGTGATCGGTTCAGACACCGTGCATGAACAGGGCGTATTCCAGGGCGCGTTGCCGACATACTACGCATTGGCCGATGCTGTCGCCTTTGCCGCCAACAAGCACATGATCTCGATGTACAACGCCGCCGGCAGCGGCAAGCTGGTAGTGTTGAAAAAGCTCTACCTCATCAACCTGCAGCTTTCCGCCGTCACCGGCGTTTCCGTGCGGCAGGACTTCAAGCGCTTTAGCGCCGTGCATTCAGCCGGAACCCTTATCACACCTGTCGCGTGCGACAGCAGCAACCCGGCGCTTCCTGCCGGCGTCACCGTCCGTACCGGCGCAACGGTTACCGACCTTACCCTGCTGTTTCCGCTCACCTTCGCCAACGACGAAGTCGGCGCCACCCAGGCATTCCCGAGCGTGCAGCTGCAGGCCGGAATCAACTGGCTTCCGGAAGGATCGGAAGTGCAGGAAGTGCGCCTGCGCGAAGGCGAAGGCATCACAGTAAAGAACATCACCAGCACCGTCATCGGCGCGTTCGCCTATATGTTCGTGTTCACCATCGACGACCTCTGAACCTGATGCTGCTGCCATACACCACGCTCACCTACCACGGGCCGGCGGCCTGTGCCATGGTGGTCGACGCGCTAGGAAGCGTTCAAGCCATGCAGCCGCGCGGAACCGCCAGCGTCGGCGCAGCCGCGCAGGGTATTGGCGAGATCCACTTCATGCGGCTCATCCGCCTGCGCGGGTTCCCCATGAGCGCGGACGGCCTTGGCGAACTGCACGCCATGCAGCCGCGCATGCGCGCGCGCATCGGGCTCGACGTGAAGATCGGCACACTCACGCAGGACGACGTCGAAGGGGCCGTACTGGAATCCGTCATCGAGGGCGACATCACGCTCAAGCAGGCGATTCGCCTGCTGCTCGCCCAGGCCGCCGGCAACGCCAGCGGCCTGGACAGCACCCCGGTGTTCAAGTCGATGGATGGCAGCAAGACCCGCCTTTCCGGCACCGTATCGTCCGGCACGCGAACAATCCTCACCCGCGACGGGAGCTAAACCATGGCCGCATGGCTGGGCCAGTGGCCTGGCAAATGGCTCGGCGTCTGGATCGGCAGCAGCGAATTGGGCGGCCCCGCCTATGCAGACGCCGGTCTGGTCGTGCAGGGGCAGGGGCTTTGCACCCTCGATGCCGACACACTGGACGCCAACCCGCAGCCTGAAACGGGCGGCGGCGGTTCGTGGCAGATTCCGCGCCGTTTCGTTCGCCGCCGCATCGACGACGAAGAGTCGTTTTTGATAGCCGTACTGATGTAAAGGAAAAACATGAACAACCCACTGCATAAACTGCTCGCGGACAATCGCGGGCGCGGCATGTTCAAGGCCGAAGCCAGCGGCAACGAAGCCACACTCTACCTTTACGACGTCATCGTCTCCGACGACTACTGGGGCGGCGTCGGCGCGCAGAGTTTCGTCAAGGAGCTCAACAGCCTGACGGCAGACACCATCCACCTGCGCATCAACTGCCCAGGCGGAGACGTCTTCGCCGCGCGCGCCATGGAACAGGCCGTGCGCGAGCATGGCAGCAAGGTCATCGCCCATATCGACGGCTACGCCGCCAGCGCAGCCTCCTACCTCGCGCTCGCCGCCGACGAAGTCGTCATCGCGCCGGGCGGATTCTTCATGATCCACAAGGCCTGGACCGTCGCCTTCGGCAACGCCAGCGACCTGCTCGACACCGCATCCCTGCTGGAAAAGATCGACACCAGCCTGGTCGACAGCTACGCCCGCGAGACCGGCAACGACCCGGCGCAGATCGCCGACTGGATGGCCGCCGAAACGTGGTTCACCGCAGAAGAGGCCGTGCAGTACAACTTCGCCGACAGCATCGCCGAAGCGCCAGCCAAGGCATCCGCGCACTGGAACCTGAGCGCCTATGACAGCGCGCCGAGATCGTCCCAGGCGCCGATTCAAGAGCCGCCGCCGGCGCCTGCCGCGCAATTCTCCACAACCCATACCGATAGCCTGCTGCATGCCGTTCGCAGCATCGCCATCCAACCGTCTGCCTGAGCGCTCCCGCGCAACGCAGAGCCGCCGTCAGGCGGCTTTTTTTATGTCAATTTGAAAGGAAACCGCTATGCAAGCCAGCATCCAAGCCCTGCGGGAGCGCCGGAGCGCCCTCGCCCAAAACCTGCGCGCCCAGCTCGAAGCCAACCCCGGCGACAAGTGGAACGCATCGCTGCAATCCGAATACGACCAGAAAATGTCCGAAATCGAGGCAATCGACGGCGAAATCGTGCGCATCAACGCCGCCCTTGAGAAATTCAAGGACGACCACCTGGGCGCTGCGGTCGAAGACGCCGCCGCCCGCATCGAGCACGACAAGCAAACCCCGGCCGCAAAGCTGTACGCCAAGTGGCTGCGTCGTGGCGACAGCGCCCTGAGCGCCGAAGAATGGGCCGGCATCCGTGCCACCATGTCGACCACCACCGGATCCGAAGGCGGCTACTCGGTCCAGAGCGACGTCGCATCGCGCCTGATCGAATCGCTCAAGATGTACGGCGGCGTGCGCGAAGCGGCGGACGTCATCACCACCATGGCCGGCAACCCGCTGTCATTCCCGACCTCCGACGGCACCTCCGAGACCGGCGAGCTGATCGGCGAGAACACCACCGCCACCGCAGCCGATCCAACCTTCGGCACCGTCGCGGTCAACGCCTACAAGTTCTCGTCCAAGATCGTCGCCGTGCCGTTCGAACTGCTGCAGGATTCGCAGATCGACGTCGAAGCCTTCGTCAACGCCCGCTGCGCCACCCGCATCGGCCGCGTCACCAACACCTACTTCACCACCGGCACCGGCTCCTCGCAGCCGCGCGGCGTGGTGACGGGTGCGGCCTCCGGCAAAGTCGGCACCACCGGCCAGACCACCACCGTCATCTTTGACGACCTGATCGACCTGGTGCATGCCGTCGACCCGGCCTACCGCGCCAGCCCCGGCGTGCGCTTCATGATGAACGATGCCAGCCTCAAGATCATCCGCAAGATCAAGGATTCCCAGGGCCGTCCCATCTTCATCCCCGGCTACGACGGTCTCGGCGGCGCCATGCCTGACACCATCCTCGGCTACAACGTCACCACCAACCAGGACATGGCCACCATGGCGGCCAACGCCAAGTCCATCCTGTTCGGCGATTTCAAGAAATACATCGTCCGCGACGTGATGGATGCCAGCATGTTCCGCTTTGCCGACTCCGCCTACGTCAAGCTGGGCCAGATCGGCTTCCTCATGTGGGCGCGCTCCGGTGGCAACCTCACCGACACCGCCGCAGTCAAGTATTACCAGAACAGCGCCACCTAAGCACGGCGCCCACTGGGCAAATGGGACGGGGCCAGCAATGGCCCCGTTTTAGCCAATGAAAGGCAGAATCCTCGTCGATGTCCCGCAAACCGGCCACCAGGCTGGCGAGTATGCCGACATCGCAAAAGACACCGCGACCGCGCTGATCCAGATCGGCGCGTTCGACCCCGCCGCCCCGTGGCCTGACGACCAGGCCGCGGCTGCACCCGAAAAACCCGCCCGCCGCGCCAGAAAGCCGGCAGCACCCGCAGCGGATCCCGCTGCGCAGGCATGACCGACCGCCGCCGCAAGATCACCGTCCAGGTGTCCGTCTGGTTCGAGGACATGATGATGGAATCGACAGACGCCGCGATCGACATCGTCAGGGGCGTCATGGTCACCGCCGGCCACCAGTGCGACGCCGAGATCAAGCAGGCGCTGGCCGATGCCGGCGCGCGCGACGTAACCGTCCACATGCTGGCCTACTGACATGGAATTCGACGACCTCATCGGCCCGCTGCTCGAGCGCGAAGGCGGCTACGTCAACCACGCCGCCGATCGCGGCGGCGAAACCAACTACGGCATCACCCAGCGCACCCTGTCGGCCTGGCAGGCCGGCAGTGGCCAGCAATGGCGCGGCGTACGCTCGCTCACGCGCGAAGACGCAGTCGGAATCTACTTCCTGCTCTACTGGAAAAGTGCGCGCTGCGACGCGCTGCCGGACGTGGTGCGCGACATCCACTTCGATGCTGCCGTCAACCATGGAGTGCCGCGTGCCGCGCAACTGCTGCAGGCCGCCGCCGGCGCCACTATCGACGGCGTCATCGGCCAGCAGACGCTGCAGGCAGCGGCAGCCGTCGAACCGGCGCTGCTGCGCATGCGCTACATCGTCGCGCGCTACCGGCTATATGGGTCGATCCTGCAGCGCGACCGCACCCAGCTTGCGTTCGCCGCAGGCTGGATGCGGCGCATGGACGAATTTTCGTAACTTGAAACCACCAGGAGCCACAACATGAACGACAGCAAACCCGCCATCGCCTCGACCAGCGTCTGGGGCGCCATCATCGCCGGCATCTCCGCAGCGCTCGCTCTGGCCGGCGTCAAGGTCGAAGGCATCGACGACCCGGAACTGCCGCTGCAGATCAGCGGCGCAATCGGCGCTGCGCTGGCGCTGTATGGACGGCTGCGCGCCACTGCCGAGATCAATGGCTGGCTGAAGTCGAAGTGATCCAGCTGGACATCGGAATCCTGGTCACGGTGTCGCTCGCCATCGTTGCCGCGTGGTGGACGATGGCCAAGATGTTCGTCTCGCAGTTCGAAAAGCGCCAGAACGAACGATTCGCCGATCTGCAGAAAAGCATGACGGATCAGAAGTCGGAACTCGATACCCACATGGGCAAGCAGGACGTGATGATGCATGAGATCCGGCGTGTCGAGGCCGAGCTTGCGCGCAGCCAGGTGGATGCGGCAAACCGCTTCCAGACGCGCGCTGAATCCAGCACGCAGTACCAGGGCATCATCAACGAGCTGCGCTCGCTCGGCAACCGCATCGACGCGCTACTGCAGCGCAACGGCAACGGGATGACGCAGTGATCGCCTACTACTCTGACGTCGACCTCACCGACAGGCTGCTCGGCTTCATCGAGCGGCGCAAGCGCGGCGAGGCAGTACGCATTTTGCTGGCCGAAGGCGATAGCTGGTTCTCCATCGGCGGCGCCACCAGCAACCTGCTCATGGCGCTCGACGACGACGCCACGCTCATCGTGAGCTGCGCCTACCCCGGCGACACCCTGCGCAACATCGCCGACATCGGCAATGCCACCTTCGAGATGATGCTGAGTCAGCACTTCGGCGTGCGCTGGGACGGCGTGCTCATTTCGGCAGGCGGAAACGACATCCTCGGCGATATCGGCGGGGTGGTATCCGGCGGCGGCATCAACCCAACCTGGCTGCGCCTTGCGCTCGACCAGGTCGACCGCGGCTACCAGCGCATCGTCGCCACCGTGCGCGCGCACCACGACTGCCCCATCCATGCCCACACCTACGACTATCCGGTGAGCGATCCGCGCGGCGGCTGGTTCAGGGCGGGGCCATGGGTAGGCGACAGGCTGGCCGATGCCGGAATTCCGGCATCGAAGCACGACGCCATCATCGCCGAGCTCATCGACGCGCTGGCCGAAACCATCCTCAACGTCGGCGGCCTCGTGGTGCATGACACCCGCGGCACCCTCGCGCACAACAAATGGCGCTGTATCGGCGGCCAGCACGACTGGCGCAACGAGATCCACCCCAGCTTCGCAGGATATAAAAGTCTGGCCGTCAAATGGAGCCTAGCATGAAAACCGTACTCGTTTTGATCCTGTTCGCGCTGCTTACCGGATGTGCCGGCTGGTCCACATTCCAGGCCGGCGCCGCGATGAACTCCGCGCACGTCGCAGACGAAACGCTGATCACCGCGCAATGGACGCTGTGCAAAGCCATCACCGTCGGCGCCTGGCAGCGGGCCTACGGCGCAGACCCTGTGAGGCGAGAGGGCTGGCAAAAACTGTGCAGCGCACAGGCGGCGGCGCCATCGCCGCTTTTATCGATCGAATCAACCCAAGGAGCAACCCCATGAAGATCAAATGCCTAACCCGGTTCCTCGACGGCGCAACCGTCTACGAGCTCGACGACCAGTGCACCGTGCCGGACGAAGACGGTGCGCGCTTCTGCGCGGCTGGATGGGCTGAAGATATGGACGGCAAGGTGGCTACCGGCAAACCGACCGGCGGAGCGGCCACGCTGGCTATCCACAATTCTACGCTGGGCGTTTCCAGCACCACGGCAGGGGCATAAATCATGGCAAAAATGGTAGCTGACATCGTTCTGGACGGCGCATTCGACGTGCTCGACCAGTGCGACAAGATCGTGGCGTGCTCCGCCGAACCCACCACCTACACCGAGGCCAACGCGACCTACGCGCTGGCAGATGCTGCGATGACGCCGGACACCGACTACACCAAGGCCAATGGTGACACCAGCGGCCGAAAGGTCACGATGGCAGCGAAGTCGAGCGCGCTGATCGACACCAGCGGCACGGCAACGCACATCGCTCTGATCCGCACCACGGATTCGACGCTGCGGTACGTCACCACCTGCACCAGCCAGGCGTTGACTGCGAACGGTTCCAACACCGTCAACTTCCCGGCGTGGGATGTCGAGATCGCTGATCCTACGTAAGGAAATATCATGCTCACACCTACCCAACGCGCAGCCTTGCTTGCCGCCATCAATGCAGACCAGACCACTTTGGCGATGGCGAACGAAGGCAACTTCGGCGGCATTGCAGACTGGCTCAATGCGCCTGCTTCACCTGATTTCTACGTCTGGCGAACCTCCGTCACGCAGGACGAGATCATGCAGAACGGCTTTGACTGGGTTCGCGTCGATAACCTGAGCGTCGGCAAGGCGAGAATCTGGGACTGGCTGTTCGACAACCCGGAGCGGATGATCAACCCGTCAAAACCCAATGTCCGCGCAGGAATCGACGAGGTGTGGAAGGGTACGGCACCCGATCTTGCAGTGCGCGCGGCTGTGTATCTGCACTGCCAGAGACTCGCCACACGGCTTGAGAAGATGTTCGCTACTGGTGCGGGATCGGCAATGCCGGGCGGCACTCCTGCCACGATGGCGTTCGAGGGGCAGATCGGCTGGCCTGAAGTGAAGACGATCTATCAAGGTAACTAGCCATGAGCGCACTCGGCAACTACTGGCGCATACAGGTCAAGAACGCAACCGGCGCAACCTCAAGTGCGACGGCAACCACGATCAAGGCAAAACGCTGGAAGCCGGGGGCGTCTGGCGAGGCGGATTATGAAGCGTCCGAACAAACCCTGTTCAGCGGCGGTTCCATCGCATCTGGCGGATACGGCACCGGCCCGGCATTCGACAACGACTCATCGGCGGGCTATTACGGCATGGCTGGGCTGGCGACTATTGTCAACGGTACTTCGGCAGGCAACTACGAGGTGCGCATCCAGCAATCATCGGACGGAGGCACGACATGGCCTGATGACGGCGGCGGCGAACTGATCTGCACCGTATATGCCGGTGTGTCCTCGACGGCAAAAGATAGCTTCAACATCTGATAGATGTCAGCGATCCTCATTCCGGAACGGAGAATCCGGCGTAATTTCAAGCCGGACTTCCCGGTAAGGCTCAGGGAAGGGGGCTTCCCACGCCCTGACGCACTCACGCTACTGCGTGATGTCGCCGATCAAAAGTATTTCGACGTTGCGCGTGACGACTGGTACACGATCTCTTCGGCTGGTCTTGTGGCGCGTCCGACCCCATTCGGACTTGGCGTTCACAATACTGGATCATCAGGAATTTATCTGGAGTCGTGGCCCAGTATCGGGATCGACATTGACGCGGTTTCCGGCGTAACCGCAATACTTGTGCTGGATTACCGGCAGGCCCTCACGGGTGCTGCCTACGAGAGGTACTGGCCCCATTACGCAAGCACGAGCGCAGCGTGTGGCGTGTTCCTCGATTCCAGCGGCTTCAGGTACACGGTACGAAATTCGCCTGTAAGCGCGATCAACCCGGCCTCCTATGGGTTGCAGGTTGTCGTAATGCGGATTTCCGACGCCAACGGGCAGCAGTTCTGGCGCAACGGCGTGCTCGACTACGATGCCTCGCTCTCGACTTTCTGGAATTCCGCAGCCAGTGGTGCGCAGATTTACTCCAGCGGAGCTGAGGCGAAGGCGTCATCCAACAGCCTGCTGGCGATGGGCTACTGGGCGCAAGACCTCGGCCCGAGTTTCTGTGAGGCTCTGTCCGCCGAAGGTTTACCGATGCTGCTGCGACCAAAGCGGCAAGCGATCTGTGTGCCGATGGCAAGCGGCGGAGCGATAGATCTTGTCATCGCCGACTCTACCCACGGCCACACCGCCGACAGCCTTGGCCTCACATCATCGCATCTTCTGACAATAGCCGATGCGGCCCACGCACACAGCGCGGACAGCATCAGTCTCACCACGCTATCGGTACTGGTAGTTGCCGATGCGTTGCACGGCCACCTGGCCGACAACGTGGTGCTGAGCCTGGCCGGAGCCGAGAACCTGGTCATCGCAGACGCGCTGCACGCGCACGCAGCGGACAACATCGCGCTGACCAGCCAGCTCGCGCTGTCGATTGCCGAATCCGCCCACGCCCACACGGCGGACGGGGTAGTCATCACCGTGCAGTCGGTGCTGGCGGTGGCCGATGCGCTGCACGCGCACCTGGCCGACAACATCACGCTGTCCGATGCGCAGAGCCTGAACATCGCCGAATCGAGCCATGCACATGCCGCAGACGGGTTTACGCTGACCACCGACAGCCTGCTCGCCATCGCAGATGCCGCCCACGCGCACCTTGCCGACAACGTGAGCCTGACATATTCCGCAACGCTGGCGATCGTCGAGGCGATGCACGCGCACGCGGCCGACAACGTGGCGCTGAACTTTGAAGCCATTGTCAACGCTCTGCTGTCATCGCCGCGCGGCGGCGCCTTCCGCAACCTGTCGAGCGCCACGCGCAGCAACCTGCAAACTGCCAGAAGGCCCAAAGCATGACCACACGCCGCATCAGCACCACCACCGAGCCGGTCACCGCCGCCGAGGTCAAGACTCTGCTTCCGCTGTACGGCACCGACTTTGACGCCCGCATCGCGCTGCTGATCCCGGCGCTGCGCATGGAGGCCGAGCAGCTCGTGCAGGGGGCGCTCGCCGTCTCCACCTGGCAGCTCAAGCTCGACGCCTTCCCGTCCAACGAGATCCGCCTGCTGTGGCCGCCGCTCACCAGCGTCGAGTCGATCGCCTACGTCGACAGCGACGGCAACCCGCAGACGCTCGACAGCGCCGCCTACTACGTCGACAGCCACAGCGAGCCCGGCTGGGTGCTGCCCGCCGCCGGAACCGACTGGCCGGCCACCTACGACAGCGCCAACGCCGTCACCGTCAGCTATACCAGCGGATACGGCGATACCGCGCCGGCCGCCGTCAAGCTGTGGATCACCGCGCGCATCCGCGCCGAGATCGACGGCGGCATCGACGACAACGCCAAGGCCATGCTCAACGGCATGCTCGATCACCTCAAGGTCTACGTCTGATGCGCCTGCCCGTGTTCAAGCACGTCGTCGTGCTGCAGTCGCCGGCCGGCAGCCGCGACGCCGTCGGCGAGCGCACCACCACCTGGACCAGCGTCGCCACCGTCGAAGCCGAGATCAGCCCGCTGTCCGGGCGCGACCTCATCGCCGCCGGCCAGGCGCAGGCCGAAGTCACGCATCGCGTAAAAGTGCGCTACGGTGCCAGCATCGCCGCCATCGATGCAAGCTGGCGCGTGCTCTACGGCGCGCGCGTGTTCGTCATCTCGTGGGTGCGCAACCTGGACGAATCCAACCGCGTGCTCGAACTGATCTGCAGCGAAGGATTGAGAACAGAATGAGCCTGCAATCCGACCTCATCACCGCGCTGTCCGGCGTGTGCTCCGGGCGCGTCTACCCGCAGATCGCGCCTGAGAACGCCACCTATCCGCTGGTCAACTACCGCATCCTGAACAAGTCGCCCATCGTCACCATCGACAGCGTCATTCACGCCATCGACTACCAGGTCGTGTTCGAATGCTGGGGCAGCACCTACGCCAGCGCGCTCGACACCGCCGCCGCCGTGCGCGCCGCCATCGTCTCCAGCGGCCTGGATTATTCGCCCATCGACGAGCCGGGCGAAGACTACGAAGCCCAGGCCGACTCCTACATGGAGCCGGTGTACTACTCTTTTCTGCATACCTGAAACACATTCCTGATCCGTCAGGAGCATTCAACCAACCCGCCTTGAGCGGGTTTTTTTTCGCCCGCAACAAGGAGAAACACCATGTCCGTCTATCTTCCGAATGGTTCAAAGTTCTACATTGCTTCGACCTACGACACCGCCAAGACATTCAGCAGCATCAGCAACGCGAGCGAGGCTATCGCTTCGTTCGCCGCTGATCCGTCGCTCGCGGCAAACGACGTCATCGAGGTGTCGTCCGGGTGGGAACGCCTCAACAAGCGCGTCGTGCGTGTCAAGGCCGTCTCCGGAGCTGGTCCTTACCTGGTGACGCTGGAGGGAATCGACACCTCCGACACCAACCTGTATCCGGCATCTGGTGGCGCCGGAACCGTGCGCGAGATCACGGCATGGACAGAGATCACGCAGATCGAGACGCCGACCACCAGCGGCGGCGAGCAGAACTTCATCAACTTCCAGTTGCTTTCTGACGATCTTGAAAAGCGCCTGCCATCCAGCCGCAGCGCGCAGGGTTTCCAGCTCGTATTCTTCGACGATCCGACCTTGGCCTGGTATGCGACCGTGCAAGGCGCATCTAACAACAACCAGACCCTTTATGGCGTCAAGGCCGAGCTTAAATCCGGTGCGCGGATCTACATGAACGGGTACTGGACGCTGAAGGAGCTGCCAGAGATGTCTGCCAACACGCCGATGAAATCCACCATCGACATTGGCCTAGAAGGCCGCGTCACACGCTACGCGAGCTGATAAATGGCAACCATCTTCAAGCTCAACCCGGAGCCCACGTTCAGGTCCGTCGTTTCAATCCCTGTTCCGGGTTCCGATCCGATGGCCCTGGATCTTGAATTCCGGCACAAGACGCTCGACGACAGCAAGACGTGGTTCGGCAGTTTTTCAGGCCGCAGCGAACTGGATTGCCTGATGGATGTCGTGGCAGGCTGGCATAACTGCGAAACGGCTTTCAGCCGCGAGGCGTTCGAAACCCTGCTGCAGAACTATGCGCAGGCATCCGTCACCATTCTTATGGCCTACAGGCGCGAACTGATAGGCGCGCGCCTGGGAAACTGAAAGCGGCGGCTGTCGCCTGGTATACCCAGCCGCCGCAATTCGATGCCGACGAGGCCAGCGAATATGGGCTTACGGCAGAAGACTATGCAGAGGAAGACACGGTATTCGACGTATGGCCAGAGAACGACGAGTCGTTTCACCTGTTCACATCGCTGCAAACGCAGTGGCGTACCACATCGTCTGGCGTCGTCGGGCTTGACTACGTGGCTGTCGAATCCGTGCTGCGCATCAGACGCATCAAGCGCAGGCGCTGGCAAAGCCTGTTCGATGACATCCGCATCATGGAAATCGCTGCGTTGAAGGCAATCAATGCGAAAAAGTAGTTTTCAGGAGTAGTTGAATGGCTGAGATCGTTGAAGTACAGGGGCTTGAGGATGTTCGCCAGCGCCTCGTCAGCTTGCCCGTGCATCTGCGCGGGAAAGTGCTGTACGCGCTGCTGCGCAAGGCAGCCTGGCCCATCGTCAAGGCGGCCAAGGCCAATGCGCCGGTAGCGAAGAAGGCGA